TTTAAACGTATGCAATGGCAAAATTAGAGAAAATTGATAATTAGATTAAATTAATAGATAAAAACTATGGGACAAGGGCGGAAACAATTACCGGATATTGTGAAAAAATTAAAAGGGAGTGATAGGCCGGATCGGATGAATCAAAATCAACCGAAATTTCCCAGGATGATTGAATTGCCGGAGGCCCCGGCGGTTTTGAATAATGATGGTTTAATGATTTATGAAAGTTTGGGGGAAACATTGTTGGATGTTGGAATATTGAACCAATCAAACATTTTATTGTTTGTTGCATTTTGCAATGAGTTTGGAATTTATTATTCCGGTTCCAGGGATAACAATACGATTGAAAAAAGGATTGAAACGGTACATGGAAAAACCGGTTCATATGAAAAGGTTTCACCCAGGCATAAAATTATTAATTCCGCATTTACAAACGCAATGAAATTGGCCCCGGAATTTGGATTAACGCCGGCATCCATTTCAAAAATTATCCGGATGAAATCAGAAAAATTAAATCCAATTGAAAATCTTTTGGGTGATTAACGTAACGTTTTAACCGGCAAAAACGTTTCAAAAAAAATAATTTGCAATTTGCAATTTGCGAATTTTAACAGACATTTAACGGACAAATAAAAAATAATTTTCAAAAATAGATATGAAATGAATATTGGAAACATATTTGTAAATACAACTGAAATTTTATATTTTACCGTTAATAGAATTACGAGTATTGATATAAGAATTAATATAAAATTCAAAAACGGTGATTTTATATGGACAAGAACCAACGATAATGAAATAGAATTACTAAAAATAAAAATTACCAAATAAACATTTTAAAATAAAAAATAAAATAATTGCATCCGGCGGAAAAATATGTTGATGATGTTTTACATGATAAAATAATTTCGTGTAAATGGGTAAAATTAGCGTGCCAACGTTATTTGGATGATAAAAAAAATGCCAAACAAAAAGGATTTTATTTTGATGAATCGGATCCGATCCGGATTATAAAATTTTTTGAACGTATTTTAAAACATTACCAGGATGAGTGGGCCGGAAAACCATTTTTACTTTTGCCCTGGCAACAATTTGTTTTGTGGAATTTATATGGTTGGAAAAAAAAAGATGGTTCCCGGAGGTTCAAACAAACATCCGTATTTGTGGCCCGGAAAAATGGGAAAACAGAATTGGCGGCCGGGTGCGGATTATATGGGATGGGATTTGATGGAACAAAAGCGGCGGAGGTTTACGCAACGGCAACCGATAAAGACCAGGCCAAAATTTGTTGGGGCAAAGGAAAAAAAATGGTTCAAGAAAGTAAAATTTTATTGGATTATATTCAACCGATGGCAACGGCCATTTTTTCAGAGGTTTATTTTTCAACGTTTAAACCCTGGAGTTCGGACACCGGGAAAAAGGATGGTTACAATCCAAGTTTTGCAATAATTGATGAATACCATGCGCATAAAGATAATTCAATGATGGATGTTATTTCATCCGGTTTAGGTGGGAGGACTGATCCAATTATTTTTATGATTACAACGGCCGGGTTTAGTTTAACGTCACCATGTTACAAACATCAAAAAGTTTGCGAGGAAATATTAGAGGGCAAAAAACATGATGAATCATTGTTTACAGTTATTTATACAATCGATGAAAAGGATAATTGGGAGGATCAGAAAGTTTGGCCAAAAGCAAATCCAAGTTGGGATGCAATCCCAACAATCCGGGAACAGATGTTGCGGGAATATACAAAAGCAAAAAATTCAAAAAACGATGTTAATTTTAAAACAAAAAATTTAAACCTTTGGACACAATCCCCGAAAACATGGATTGATGATGATGATTATATGAGACAAAAAGCGGATTATAATGAGGATGATTTGTTGGGTGAAATATGTTATGGCGGATTAGATTTATCGGATTCATATGATTTGAGTTGTTTGAGTTTATTTTTTCCGGAACATGGAAAATTTTTGAGATACTTTTTTTTGCCGGAAGATAAATTGGATGAACATGGCCGGGCGGATGATGTTGATTATATGGATTGGGTTAATGATGGTTGGGTTACATTAACGCCGGGCAATGTAATTGATCATAATTACATCCGGTATAAAATAACCGGTTTCAACATCCGGGATGGCGTTGTAAATTGGGATGCGGATTGTTTAATGGAAAAATTTGATTTAAGAATGATTGCGTTTGATAGATGGGGTGCGGTTCAAATAATGAATCAATTAACGGATGATGGCGTTGAAATGTTGAAACATGGCCAGGGTTATTTAGACATGAATAACCCAACAAAGGAAATTAAAAAAGGATTTTTGGGGGGGGAGTTATGGCATGATGGAAATCCGGTTTCCCGTTGGATGTTCGGGAATGTTGTGATCCGGCGTGATCCGGCCGGCAATGAAAAACCGGATAAAGAAAAATCCGGGGAAAAAATTGATGGCCCGGTTGCGGATATAATGGCGTTAAATTGTTCATTGCGGAATTTTGAGGGGGAGGATGAACCAATTTCAACGGCAATTTTATTATGATTGAAATTTAATTTAACTATTATAAACTTAAAATTTATTGTTATGGCATACGAAAAACATATTTTGGCGTTATTGGATTTGCCTGGGTACATTGATTTTTATATAAAATTATTGCCGGATTATGTTGGATTCCGGAACCAGGGGCAAAGGGCGTTTGAGGCAACGGAACGAATATTTTTTATGAATTTTGGCAAAAATAAATACCAAAATTATGAAACATTCAAAGCCGCAATGAGCAGATACAACAAAGAAAAAAACCAAAAGAAAAAAGAAATTGATTTGAATATACATCCGGCCCCGGCGGAAAAAAAACCGGAACCAATCCCAAAACCAATAAAAAAGAAAAGGGGCCGGAAACCAAAAACCGTAAAAAAAAAAGTTAACAATGTTAACCGATTGAATAATAATGTTTTTTTAGTTTTACAAAATATTTGCAAAGAATGAATTTTAATTTAAGATTGTTTGGCAAAAATTTCATGGAGTTCCGATCGGGGGCAACATTAGAAAATCCAAGATATTCACTAACGGATGATTCATTATTGGATGTTTTATTTGGGGATGATGCGGAGGGAAAAATAACGCAACAAACGGCGTTAACATATGCGGCGGTTTGGCGGGCCGTTTCAATTTTATCATCAACAATTGCAACATTACCAAAAACGGTTTTTACCAGGAATGAAAACGATGATAGAATAAAATTGCCGGATCATAACGTTCAATTACTTTTGAACAGGCCGGCAACAAATATGAATCGGTTTACCTGGTTTGAACGTGCAATTGCGTTTATTTTACTTTGGGGTGATGCAATAGCGGTTATTAAACGTGATCAGTTTTACAATCCGGTTGCATTGCCATTGGTTCATCCAAAAGATGTTCGGGTTGAGGAACAAGGCGGAAAATTATTTTACAAGGTTCCGGGATATAAAAGTTTATTGAGATCGGATCAGGTTGTTCATGTTGTTGGATTTGGGGATGGAATCCGGGGGATTGATCCCATTTCAAATGCCAGGGAAAGTTTATCCGGCGGTTTGATTTATCAAAAAACATCAAACAATGTTTTTAAAAATGGTTATTTGAACGATAGGTTTTTAACAACGCCGGGCCGGTTTGGAACAGATAAAACGAGGCAAACAACATTAGATTCAATAAAAAATGCATATCAGGGAATGCGTAACGCCGGGAAACTGTTAGCCTTAGAGGGCGGGGCGGAATTAAAATCGATTGGAATGCCGTTGGTAAATATGCAATTTTTGGAATCCAGAAAATTCCAAATTTCGGAGGTTGCAAGATGGTTTGGAGTTCCGCCGCATAAACTTTATGATTTAGAACGTTCAACAAATAACAACATTGAACACCAAGGGATTGAATTCGTGACGGATTCCATTTTGGGTTTAACGGTACGTTTTGAAACTGAATTGCAGGAAAAATTATTTGCGGAGGATGAAGTTAACAACCATTTTATTAAATTTAATATAAACGGTTTGATGCGGGGGGATTTGAAAACGAGATCGGAATATTATTCAAAAGCAACCGGAGGCCGGCCCTGGGTTACGCCGGATGAGGTTAGAAAATTAGAGGATATGAATAAAATCGGAGGGCCGGCGGATGAATTAATTGATCCGGCCAATATAGTTGGAAACAATAACAACAACAATCAATAAAATGGCAACA